TTGAGTATCCTCAAAAGGGTCGGTTACTTCGTCACCTGAATCATCTTCTTCAGTTTCATCGGTGTTACTTTCGGATGCTTCAATTTCTTGAGTGGCATCCTCACTTAATTCACCATCAGAAGTTTGCTCTTCATTAGGTTCATCAATCTCGTTAGTTTCTTGAGCGTCTAGTTCTTCATCTAGTTCCATCTCAAGCATACTTAAATCTTGTTTTAGGAATTCCTCATCTGTCATCCCTAGTGCATTTTCTAGTGCCATTATGCTAAACCCTCCTGAAGAATACTAGTTTTAGCATCTTCATCCTCAGCAAGTGATTGCTCAGCTTGAGCACCTCTAGCTACTACGCTATCAAAAAACTTAGCTAATGATCCAACACCATAAATCATCTTATCGATTAATTTCTGTTGTTCATCATTTAAACTAGAGCTTTTAGCCATAACTAGTCTCGCAGCTTCTTCCTTAAAGTAATATTCTGTTATTACCTTTTTAAAGTCCCTGTTTCTACTCAACTTTTCAAAACTATTTTTAATGTCTACAAAATGTTTTGCTTCTACCATATTGGCTTCTAAATTTTCTAACTGTTCTTCATTGTTCATCGTGTGTCCTCAAAATGAGATAAAAACGCAGTAAAGTTACTTTTTTCGTGATTATATCACGTTTTTTTAACATTACCCTCCATTTAACATAGGATCGTTAATAATTGCATCTGCAAACTTATCATCCATCTTATGATCTTTGTCAACCTTCTTCATATTTTCCTCATGCTGCCGTCCTACGCCAGACTCTTGTTCAACGAAGTTAAGGTCTTCCATATCAGACTTACTATTTAAGTTTCTTGACTTAGATAGTTCTGTCTGAGTTTTTGCTTTCTTAAATTCAACATCAATCGTATTCTCCATTGCTTTAGCACTTTCATTAGCAATCTTAGCTTTAAGTAATTCCATTTCAAGCTGTTGCATTTGCTGAGCCATAGGATTAGGTTGTGGTTGGTATTCTTTAATTCGTTTAGATAACTCAGGCATCTTACGTAATCTAGCAATGTCGGATAGAATCATCTGTGACATAGCAGGATCCATATTGTTACCCATAGTCTGTAGCATGAATGATAGCTCTTGAGCTTTTTCATTATCAGCTTCAGCAGTAGATATATTTAGTTTGATATCGTACATACCACCTAAGTCTTCACGATTAATAGCTACGAACTCTTCGTTAGTTACTCGGATAATCTCTTGGTCTGATAAGAACTCAGCATTCATTGAGATAACCTTTCTACCAATCTGATATTCACGCTTAGAAGTAGCATCTAATGCTGATCTGATACCAGTAGCTGTTGCACCTAGTGCTTGTCCTGTAATACCAGCAGAGAACGCTTTAACTCCTGTTAGTGACTCAGCTTCGTTATTCTGAAGATTAAGCATATTTAGTGCACTACCTGGAATCTCAGGATAAGTTTCCATATGGAAAGCTTGTCTAGGGTCTACATTAGAATTAAACTTATAGTCACCACCCTGTTCAAATTTACGAGCATTAGTAACATCTAAAGCATCTTTACGTATACCCATTTGTCCATTAGCACTTCTACCAATAATATCAATCATACCACGAGTTACAGCACCTACAATCTTCTGATTATCTTCTAGTAGTGCACCATCAGGTTGACCATATATACTTCTACGAACTGGTAGATATTGAACTGAGATAAAAGGTAACTTTTTATCTGGGAATGGATTTTCTGCCATTCTAATTAGTACATCACCTACCCATGTAGCTACAAAAGGTTCTACCTCACCAGTATCATTAATATCCCAATAGCCCCAATACTCATGGACTACAATCTTTTTACGTGGTTTATCACTAAATTTAAAACTACTATCATCACCTGCTGAATAATCAGGTTGATTTAAAGGACTACTATTATCTAGTTGTACATGATTAAGATTACTATAACGTCCATCTTTTTTAAGTTGAGACATTGATGTTTCAAAACTATAGATAATAAACTCAGCACTATCTAAATCACCCATACATGTAGGGTCTACAATTACATTATTGTAATCACACACCTCTAACTCTGGTTGATTCTTAATAACTACTGTTTGTTCTTCTATCTTAGTACCAACCTGTACTTCTTCAAATGGTGGAATACCTTGTTCTTGCATTTGCTGTGCTTGCATAGGATCTTGTACAGGTACCATTTCCATAACTGGAACTTCTACATCTTGTAACTCTTCTTCAAATTCCCAACCTACTTTTACAATAGCAGTACCTTCATCTACAGCAGTACGGATATACTCATCAATAAATTTAGTTTTATCAAACCTACAGTTAAACTGATAGTTTAAAACTAATCCATTTTGTATTGCAGATTCTTTGTCTTCAAAAGTAGCAGGTGATGTATTGAATAAATCATCTGTAGATAGGAAAGGTTCACTTAATGCAGCATAACGCCATTCAGCCTGCTTACGAATAAGTTTAGGTACAATTTTAGACCTACCCTTTTTAGCTTTAATTTGTTGATCACCATTTAAGTTACTTAACCATTTATCTACTTCAAGTATATGGGCAGTATGTGCAGACTGTGCTTCTTCATAGTCTTGTTTAAGTTCTTTTAACTCAGGTGCATTTTTCCAATCTACTAATTCATCAGGTTTACTTAAGTCTAAATCTAAGTCATCTGTATGATAAGTATTATCTTTTTTATGTTTCATTTGACTATATCCTTATACTTTTTCATCTTGTACACAGTCATATCATTATATTGTTGTGATGTAGTAACGTATTTACTAAAGAACTCTACACTGTTTTCAAATAAATTACAGTATGTAGCTCTATCTCTCACTATCTCAATAAAAAAATATTCTAATACCTCACTAAAATTTCTTTTAGCTTCCATTGTATCGGCAATAGCAATGCTGGTTATAAAGTAACCGGGTAAAGCTTTATCATAAATATAGTATAAATAAGCTTGACCCTTATGTATTGCCGTGCAATGATTAAATTTAACGTCCATTAATATTAAATTTTAATTTATTTGCCCCAATTACCACTAAAGAAGTTTTTCCAGGCTTGAATGTCAATTTCTTTTTGTTTAGGTTGTTTAACAAAACTAGGTAAACTTCCTTCACCCCATGTCTCTCTAGCCTTATCTACACCAGCATCTGTTTGCCAGAAACCTGACTTATTATCTGCTGTCCAGAAGTTTGCACCCGGATTCTTATGAAAGCCTGGATTAGCACCCCAATTAGGTTTAACTTCTTCCATATTATCCCAGTAACTGTTGTCGTAACTACCTGCAAAAGGATCACCTTGAGGCACGTATTGTTTTTTAGCTATTACAGGTGCTACATTAGACCTGTCTACTGTTGTTGTGCCTTGTCCACCACTGAATACTGGTTCCTGTACAACTTGCGTATTTGCTTGAATTGCAGAATTTCTAATAGCTTGACCATCTCCATAGCTTATAAGTTCATCAGGATTTTTCCATATTTCAAAATTACCTTTACCAGTATCAACTCTTACTTTGCCAGCAACATCGTTTCCAGATTGTCTAGCCATTGCTACAGGTTCAAATCTATCTCTAGCACCACTGTTCCAAATACGGTCAGCTTCTGCACCCGAAGTATCAAAAATACTTGATGGTGAGTACGTACGTTGCACTGCATTACTAGGTGAGTTGAATTTATTAGCTGCCTTTGCTTTAGCTTCAGCTACTACTTTAGCTTCTGCTATTGCTTTTGCTTTTGCTCTTTGTTGCAGTCTAGTGTTCCTGTTATCTGTAGTCTTTTTCCCCATGCCATAAGGATCCAGTGTTAATGCTAGGCGTTCTTCTTTTGTTAGTGCCATTTTATTTTCCTTGTAATTTTATTGTAGGTGGTTGAAAGCCCTGTAGATCATCTGCTAAACGCATATCACGTAATTCATTCATTCCATTACCTAGTATAGATTCACCATACATACGACCCATTGCTTTATCTCTAGCAAGTTGTTGTGCTTGTTGTTGTGCTTGTTGTGCTTGCTTTGCCGCATACTGTTGATTCATATAATCACCGAACGATAAACCATCAGCTCTAGTAGTTGCATACGCGTTGTAGTTTTGTCTTTCTTCTAAAGCTTTCTGCTCATCTAAACGAGCACCTTGCTGCATCTCATTAGCTAGTTGGCCACTATTTCTTTCATTTATTATAGATTCTCTAGCATTAGCTGGTCCAGCTGGATCAATACCATTTTTTATATAATGATCCATCTCCTGAAAAGCATTAATTCCAGCTTCTTCAGGATCTTGACCCTCACGTATATTAAATAATCTGAATCGTTCTACATAATCACTGTTATCTGGGTTATCATTAAAGGGGTTACGTTGTGAGGTTTGATGTTTAGGCATTTATATCTCCTGATAATATATGTTGTGATTATTTCTTATTATCTTCACATTTACAAGTATAAGACACTGGTTGTGGTGATTGTACCATTTGGTTCATTGTCTGTGTACCCATTTGAAACATCTGTCCTGGCATCTGTATAAATTCATTAAAAAAAGCATAACTAGCAGTAGTAATAGTTACACCTATCGTTAAATATAGTAAAGCACATTTACTCATCCTAACTCCTTGTACTAGTAACTAGACTTACGTTTAGTTTTCTTTTTACCTTTTTTCTTAGTAGCAGCTTTATGCTCTTTCATGGCTTTCTTATAAGCTGAGCCTGTCTTACCTATAAAGTGTGATGGCATACTAGCCTCCGTAACCAAGCAAATTAATAATAACAATAATTGTGAATATACCAGCTACTGCTAAAGTAGTTTTCTTCATTGATTTAATCTTGTCAAATAGTTCAGTCATTTTCCTTTCTCCTGTATTTATTTTTAGCTTCATTATAACCCCACTTTTTAGTTAATAATGGTGTCAATATGTTTGTTATCAATAGAAACGCTATAAATCCGTATAGAGCGTTCATTCCCCACGAGGTAGCAACTAGTGCAACAG